CCTCTACAAACTGTTTCATGTCAGCCCCATTTCTTTGCGGATCTTGGTTGCGGATATGTCGGTTATAGATTTATCAAAGGTTTCTTGTTCAATCTTGTAGCCAACATCACGCCCGTAGGTAATGTTGGTGATGTTAGGTACTACTTGAATCTCGTACTGACCTTGGAATAGGGGGTCTAAATCCCGCTTAATATTGTTTTTAACTTGCTCGATGGCAAAGGGGTTGCTGCCTTGCCAGCCCTGACAATCACGAATCTGAATAACTACTTGACCTGTCTTGGCAATGGCTCGTTCAAACAAGGCTCTGTGTCCTTTATGCCAAGGTTGCCACCTGCCTAGCATCTGGACAGTTTCTTTCTGCCAGTTAAATGTTGGTCTGCGTCTGTTCTCGATAATATGGTTGCCAATGAACTCAGCCCACTTCTCGCAGTCTTGCTCGGTTACTCTAAAGTCATAGACTTTGGGTGGGATAAATGCTTTGTTGGTATCTTCGTACCGACCAGCATCAATGGTGTCCATCCAGATAGTCCAGTCGGCTTTGAAGTTATTACGCATCTCTACAAGGGGTGCTACAAAGTCGCAGATAACATAATCACCGCCAGCTTCTAGGGCAAACTGAGCCATGCGTAATGATTGACGAATACGACCTTCTTTGGAGAAGTCCCAATCGTTGTACTTCTTACGCACTTCGTCTGCATTGAACCAAGTAACCTGTGCATTAAAACCTGTGATAGGAAGCATCTCAGCACTACCAAGATTAGCTGTACCGTTTGTTTCTAAATACTTCTTTAATGCTTGCGCTAGGTAAGTCTTACCTGAACCTGGCAATCCCATAATTAATATTTTTTTCATGTCCTGTTTAAGCTCCTGGTTGTTAGCTACTATTACAATTTTGTCTTTATTGCGCATCATCCTACCAAAGCAAGCAATGTTCCATTTGGTCTGACCATGCTCTTGCGTACATTCAGTAAATGTTTCACCAATAATCTTGACATCGGATGCCAAATGCTCCACACCATTCTCAAAAACACGCCAAACTAAATCTGAACCTTCATGCTTAGTGTTGAACCTAAGATGGTATTTGTTCATTAAAGAAGAGCATCCAGTTCATCGTGAGTAGTACAGGCATCAATAGCAGCTTTTCTTGGTGCAATACCATCTTTAGCGGCTTGTAGAGCTACTGGGTCATAAGTAGATGGATCTTCTGCTTGCTGTCTAAATAATCTATTAAATGCCATTTCAGCCTGCTGTTTCATGCTTGTTTTTCGATCAGCTACACTTACATCTGCAACTCCATAAACAATTTCTACAGGGTCTTTGGTAATGTCAAAGGTATGTCCTATGTAATATTGACGATGTGGGGTAATAGCAGGTCTTACTTCAATTGCATTTTTCCAGCCAGGTCTGCCGTCTGGTGGGGTATCCCAGCAGTCTTTGACCTCACCATTTTCAATACGAACATATAAACTCATTTTATTCTCCTAATATTTTGGTTAAATTCACCAGTCACTTTAGCTAATGGAGCATCCCAATCGCCAAATTTTTCTTGCCTAAACAGCTTAACATTACGATACCAAATGCTTGTGTCTTTGCCATCTGCCCACAAGTAATATGGAAGTATTGGACTAATAATCCAAGTCTCTTTACCCATTGCTGCCGCTAAGTGTGCAACTGAGGTGCAAGAACTAATGACCTTATCTACGCTTTCAATGACCGCCTTGGTATGCAACCAAGTATCAAGACAGGGTCTTTGTACATGGTCAGGAATGTTATCTATCCCTATATCTCTTTGCAAACTGACTAACTCTGCTGGGATGGTAAACAAAGGTGCTGGATCAAATATTCTATGCTGCTCATGCTCAAACTTTGGATTGCCTTGCCACCGCAGTCCGATCTTGCCGTTAGGTTTAATGGTTTTGCAAGGGATATAAGGGGCATTATTGACTGTCAAGAAACTTAGATAGCCTGACATTCCTAGTACATGATAGTCATGGTAAACACCGCCAGCAGCCCTAGATTCAACCACCGCAGACACTCCATCAACCAACATCATTAAGCCAGCCAACTCAGGCATACAGGCAACAACACAGACACCGCCACGACTGACAATCTCTCTTGCCCATCTAGCAGCGTGTATTTGGTCTCCACGACCACCTTCTAGCACCAATAAGACAACTTCTCCATTTAAAGGTCTGCCATCGTATTTTGGCATTGACGAGGGATTAGGATTACCAAATACTTCTTCGCTACGACCCCTATCTAGCAGTTCAAAACCTTCTTTTAGATTGCCATTTTTTAATGCATACCAGCCACGATTAAAGGCTGCTCGATCATCGTGTGGTCTTAATTCTAAGATGGTTTTACACATTGCTTCGGCAGCGTCAAATTCACCACGGATAGCAGCTTCTACTTGAAAATCTAGTACATCCTTCTTAGGCTCTGTTTCGCCTTTCCAGAACTTAGGGGCTTGAAATCTGTACTCAAATTCGCCTAATATTTCTTTGGGAGATGTGCCTGTATTTTTTAATTCAGATTTAATGTCATGCAAGCCAGCAATACCCCAAGCGTTTTCGTCATCTTCTGCTACTGACTTGCCATCAATATTATTAAAGTCGTGGGCAAAAGGCTGTAGATTCCAAAAGGCTTCTATCTTAGCAATAACAGCCTGTGGATCAGACATTAACTCATCGTACTCAACAAACAAGATGTTTTCAGGATGCTCTGTATAACCTTCGTATAGAGTGCTGTAAGAACCTTTGAGGTGTCCAATTAGGTGTCCATTACAAAACTCGGCAAGGTTTTTAGGTTTAGCAATTTTGGCAAAAGATGCCGCACAAGTAGCCACATCTCTAACAGTCGCCACGATTCGCATTGGTGAACCTAAGACTTCGCCCATTGTCTTTTGAATCTGCGGTGCAACCCAACCCCTAGATTTATCTACTGTAATCTTGCCATCATCCCGCACAGGAATTAACTTCCTAAGTGTTTCGTAAAGATGCTCGTTAGTCTGACTTTGGGCTTTAGTAACTGGATTGTTTTCCCATGACTGAACAACAGAGCCAAATATATCAATAAGCCCTGAAGTTGGCGTTACATGGATGTCGTTTCTCTGGTTTAACAACGCAGCTAAAACAGTAGAACCAGATCGAGGAAGTCCCGATAAAAAATATAAAGGCTTTGTCATTATGATTTAATCCCAAAACATGATCTGCCAGCAGTTCCTACAGTGGCTAACAACCAAGTGTTTAATGATCCAAGCTGAACTGGAGAAGAACGACTTGTTGTTGTTCCATCACCTAATTGACCATTACCGTTATAACCCCATAGCCACATAGTTCCATCTGATTTTATAACTTGAATAAATCCATTAGAGCCATAACCTCCCGCAGACAATTTTGCTCCATTACTCCAATTGGTTAGCGCACCAATTTGAGTTGGAGAAGAATAGCTACTTGTACTACCTTGACCCAATTGACCATCAGCACCACTACCCCAAGACCAAATAGTTCCGTTTTGTTTTACAGCTACACCACATCGAGTACCTGCTACATTATTTACCCAATCTTTGGTTGTACCAGTTTGTACAGGAGAACTTGTGGATGCACTACTAGAATTACCTAATTGATATTGACCTCCATACCCCCAAGACCACATTGACCCATCAGTTTTCATTGCTGATGTAAATCTTGTACTTCCTACAAAGTTTCCAGTTGCATTAGCTTTTTGCCAATTGGTTAAAGCGCCAATTTGAGTTGGAGACGAACGATTTGTAGTATCTCCTAATCCTAATTGACCTTGAGTATTTTCACCACAACTCCAAATGCTTCCATTTGTTCTTACTGCCGACCAACCACGTTCACCAGATGATACTTGCGCCCAATTAGTACTTGTGCCAACTTGAACAGGAGATGAATAACTAGTTGTATTGCTTACTTGACCTAATTGACCAGTACCGCCATTACCCCAAGCCCAAAGAGTTCCATCTGTTTTTATTGCAGCACAGAAAGTACCGCCCATAGACACAGTATACCAATTGGTTAATGCGCCAACTTGAGTAAATGTATAGCGATTAGTTGTATTGCCTAATCCTAATTGACCATAGTTATTTCTACCAGTTGTATATAACTTACCATCTGCAATAGCTGCGGATTGTCTACCATTTGTTGTTACTACTGACCAATTATTTGATGAACCAACTTGTTTTGGAGAAGAATAGCTAGTGCCACCTCCTACACCTAATGCACCATTACTACCACTACCCCAAGCCCACAAATAACCTTTAACTTCAGTTACAGCACTTGTTGAAGCAGTATTAACGGAAGCGCTACCAGCGGCATTAGTTGCGGTCACAACACAACGAATAGTTTGCCCTACATACAGTGTTGAAACTATATAATATTTACCAACTGCATTGGGGATGTTAACTGAATTAGCTTGCCATTGATAACTAATAGTAACATCATATCCAGTAGTAGTTACACTTCCAACATTTAAAGTAGACCTTGCTTGTGCTGTTCCTGTAATGGTAGGAGTACCTACAATTGTTGGTGCAACAAGTGGTACTGCTTTAATGCCTTTACTAATGCCAAAACCAAACCCAGTAATATTTATCCAGTTTTCGTCTGTACCTATTTGAACGGGAGATGAGCGATCTGTTGTTGTCCCATCACCTAATTGTCCAAAAGTATTTGTACCCCAAGACCATGCAGTAAAATCTGTTTTTAATGCAACAGCCGATTGATAAGACCTAAGAACTTTAGACCATTTGGTTAAAGAACCTATTTGAACGGGAGATGAGCGACTTGTTCTTGTTCCATCACCTAATTGACCAGAACCATTACCGCCCCAAGACCATAAAGTTCCACCTGTTTTTATTGCTGAACAAGAATATCTACCTGGAGCAGCTTTACTCCAATCTGTACCACCACCAATTTGTTTTGGAGATGAATAATTAGTTGTATTTCCAAGCCCTAATTGACCTAGATTATTTATACCCCATGACCATATTGTTCCATCTGTTTTAATAGCAACAGCAAATCTGTCCCCTAAATATGCTTTTGACCAATTAGTTAATGCGCCAACTTGTTTTGGCGAGGAATACATAGTGGTATTTCCAAGACCTAATTGACCAAATCTATTACCGCCCCAAGCCCAAAGAGTTCCAGTTGTTTTTACTGCTAATGTAGAACCATAATATTGGGTATAACTTGCGTTGTACCCAGCATAACACGCACTGACGTTAGACCAATTAGTATCCGCACCAACTTGTACTGGGGAAGACCGATTTGTAGTATCACCCAAACCTAATGCGCCAGAGTAATTTCTACCCCACATCCAAAGCGTTCCATCGGTTTTAATTGCACCACTAATTCTTGTAACGCCACCAGAACCAGAATTTGGTGTTTTCCAAGTTGTTAACGAACCAATTTGAGTTGGAGATGAAATAAAAGTTGTACTAGTTCCTATACCACCTGAACCTTGAGCATTAAGACCCCAAACCCACATCTCACCATTATCTTTTATGTTAAGTGCATTAGCGCCTTGACCAATTGTTTTCCAAGTAGTAGTTGCGGTAATTTGAATTGGAGATGAATAATTTACGTTGTTTCCATTACCTAACTGTCTATCAGAATTATTCCCCCAAGTAAATAATACTCCATAAGTTGTGTTTGCGTAATTACTACCACCAGCGCTTTTAGCAAATAAGAAATTACGAGAGCCGAACATTATCGAATCCCTTATGAAAAGTTTTGAATAGCACTACCATACCAAGTAGACCCAACCGCTATAAAGCTGATAATGTCTACTGCCGATGCTGTGGCTGTGATTGTAGGAGCAGTACCACCAGCCCATTGAACACCTGTAAATGTTGCTGTGGTCATGCCTGTAGCTGCCTGAGTCAATCTTAGGATAAACGATGTACCAGCCGTAGCCGTTGGCATCGTAAAGGTGCAAGGTGTAGATGCAGTCAATGTAGCGGTCTGCACTGTGCCTGTAGTAATCGTAAAGGTATGTGATGCACCGACTGTACCGATAGCTACGACTGTTTCTGTATATCCTGTCAGGGTAGAAGTAATGATGGTTGGCGATGTGCTTAATACAACTGCCGTAGAGCCTGTAGAGGAAGTCACGCCTGTACCGCCAGAAGCTACTGGTAGGGCTGAACCCAGAGTCAAAGAGCTTAAATGAGTGATTGCGTCTACTACGTTAGTCCCGTTATTAAAGACAAACATCGACTTACCAGCAGGGACTGCAATGCCTGTACCAGACGTATTCTTTACTGTAACGGCATCTGCTAGTCCGTTGTTAATAAGATACAACTTCTCAATCTGACATCCTGAACCAAGGATTAACTGTCTAGCACCGCCAGAAGTACCTGTAAGGTTTAGTCGTAGATTACGAGCTGTTTGAGCAGCATTAGTATCCGTAAGGGTGACGGTAACGTCTGCACTGGAAAAAGCGACATCCGCAGATCCTGTGATTGCCTCGCCTACAGCTACGGAAAAGTTATTGTTAGTCGTAGTACCCCAAGTACCCGTCTGCTCTCCAGTACCGATTAGCTCTATTTTAAGATCACTATATGTCGATGCCATGATTTATCCTTACTTTATTACGTTAATAATATCCATTTTATGCTGCTATTTCAACCCAATTCGGAGTCTGGTTGTCATTAATAGTGATCCAAACCGTTACCGATGTGACACTAGCCGTACCGCTAACACCCACCACATTTACAGGTATAACAACATTTACAGCAACCGTTCCAACAGATCCTGTAGCTTGCAGACCCGTAACTGGGGTATTAGCTGCTCCTGCTACAGAAACTGACCCTACAAAAACCGTACCCGCTACGCCTGTAACTTCTATCGGATTTAATATAACAGTCACAGAACCTACTGAACCTGTGGCTACAACCGATACATTACCTTGACCCCAGTCAGCTGAACCCCAGCCTTGACTACCAAATCCGCCTAGAGCTATGCTTACATCGCTCATGCTGCCGTCCTAATTAGTGTCCAATTTGGGTTTTGACTATCATCAATTAAACTCCAAACCAAAACACTTCCTACTTGTCCTGTACCTTGTACCCCCGTTACGCTAACATTAGCCGAGGCGGTAGTTGTTACGCTACCTACACTAACTGTACCTGCAACGCCTGTTACTAAAACTGAAACACCAGGTGTAGCCACTACCGTTCCTACTGCTACCGTACCTGCTACCCCTGTAACGTTTACAACTGCCGTACCTGTTACAGAAGTTGTACCAAGTCCGACTGTTCCAGCAACTCCTACAACAAAAACGCCAACACCTTGTTGAACCGTTACTGAGCCTACATTACCTGTTGCAGATACTCCTGTAACTGGAACATCTTTACTAATTGAAGCTACTACTGAACCTACACTTGCTGTACCAGAAACCCCAGTTAAATTAACTATAAGAGCGCTACTAACCGTTACGCTGCCTATTACTCCAGAACCGCTAACACCCGTTACAGCAACATTCGCTCCAGCCGTTACAGTAACCGTTCCTACCGACCCTGTGGCTGATAGCCCAGAAACTGAAACATTGGATGCAGCCTGCACTGCTACTGATCCAACACTACCTACTGCGCTTACTGAAGTGACCCCAAACTCAGAACCAGCGTCAATGGCTGGACTCTCTATTTGTCCTGTACCGCTTACGCCAACTAAATTTACAACTGCCGTTCCCGTTGCCGTTGCACTACCTAACTGCCCAGTACCAGAAACGCCTGTTACATTAACATTTACATTTTCAGTAGTTTGAACAGTAACTGAACCTACATTTCCTGTTGCTGTAACTCCTGCACTACCTTGACCCCAAGGGCTTGCGCCCCATCCGCCATAGCCCCAGCCACCTAAAGGGACGTCTACATCAGCGTAGTCTTCTCCCCAAGGTCCATTGCTCCACGAACCTCTTCCCCATCCAGAATAGGTTGGCACTTAACCATTCCTAGGCTATGCGGATAATTGCGTTGCTTGCGTCTGCTGTTGGGAACACAATCGTAAACGTACCTGCTGTGGAGGTTTTAGCACCGCCAAAGTCTAATACGCAAACGGTTGGGTTTGTAAGACCTAATCCAGCTGTTGGGGTGGTGTTATAAATCAATGCCCCGTATGCAGTAATAGTTGCAGATGTAAACGACAAATCAGCAAAGTCGGTAAACGCAGTAGTCCCAGAAGTTGTTGGGGTTACATTGGTTAGAGTACCTCCACCAGCCGAATATGTGCCTGAGTTAGCTACTTCATTGGTTGCCGTATATTGTGTAGTCGCAGCCGTAAAAGATGCCGAGTTGTCATACATCGCTAGTTTGAAGGTATCACCAGTAGATGCTGTGAAATCGTGAGCAGCTTGCAAAATCTGTTGCTTAAAGCTGGTACACATAAAGTTGCCTGTAAATGCCATTTTGGACTCCTATTCGTCTAAAAGTTTAATTAATTCAGGATGACCAGCTTCCCGTAGCTTATAAGCTAGTGTTACACGGTCAAATTTTACCGCTTCATTCATGTAAAAGACTAGCACTTCCCGAATATGATTACGAAAAGCAGTCGCCTGTTCCCGAATCAATGGATGAGACTGATCCCCTACCTGAATAATTTTATCTAACGCCCGTTCAGCGACTTCCTCTGGGGTAAAGCCACCGTGATCTTTTGTAAATACTTGAATCCCGCTAGACTCGCCTAGCCCTTGTACATTAATCATCTGACTGGATACCTTACTTGCCCACTTCTGTAGGCGTCTTGACGATTCTTACCATCGCCCAATTGTTTAAGTTCTGCCATTGCATCGTCATAACGGGACTTATAGACCGTCATAGTATCAGCGTCTGACTTCATAAATAAAGCTGCTTCTAACAGCGCCCCGTATAAAAGAGCAGAGTCAAAGTTTGTTCCAAGCCAAGTTGTACCTGCCGTCACAATAGACTCTGGATAATAGAAATAATGCAGTTCTACCGCATAGTTTTGGTCTGGAGTAGGACCAAGAATAAAGGTATTGTC